GAAGTACAACAAATCGATATCTTCAATAAGTTCAACCGACGTAATCCAAAAGCGGACGGCGGATCGGCAGACGATTACGAACCATCAGCGTTCAGTAAAAAAGTAAACGAACTTATGGATGACGGCTATGACTTTGGTGAAGCGGTGCGTGAAGCGATGAGGCAGGGTTATAAAGATGCTGGTCTTGTAACTAAACAAAAAAGAATAAAAGCTGCTGAAACTTTAGAAAAATTAATTAAAGAAGATAAACTTATTTCTTTTAAAAATATATCAGAAAAAATAAATGTACCAACAACTACAGTTAAAAGAGTCTATGATGAAAAATTTAAAGGAAAAGGGGTAGTTAAAAGAAGTAGAGATGCTAAAAAAGTTATTCAAGAAATAATTGATACTGGAGTAACTGATCTTAATAAAATAAAAAAAATAGCAAAAGAAACATATAAAATTAATATAGAAGATAGAAATATAAAAAAATTAATTAATATTTCAACAGATTTATCTGTAGATGAATATGAAAATATATTTAGAAAAATGGCAACTGATAGGACTTATGAACCTCCTATTGATATTAGTGCTAAAGGAAAAGGACTAACTAGTAATTACAGAAAAGCAAAAGCAAATGTAAAAAAAGAAATTCCTCAACTTCAAAAATTAATAAATCAAAATTCTAGAAAAAGAAAAACAATAAAAAGAAATGCAAAAAGAAAAGCAAATCCTGATTTACAAACTAAATATTTAGCTGAAGCACAAACTAGAAGAGATACTAAAAGATTTAGAGAAAAAGGAAAAATAAAATTAAACCCTAGAGAAATTGGTTTAAATACACAACAAAGATTTATAATAAAACAAGCTAATGATTTGATTAATCAAAACCCAGAAGAACTTTTAAAAGATAAAAAACTTTTAGATAAAATTTCATTTAGAGTAGATAATGAAGGTAATATATATAAATCTAAACCAGATTTAAAAGCTGTTTTAGATCCTAAAAACGATGCAAGATTTTTTCACTTATCACATGCTAGAAGAGCAGAATTAGGAACTGAACTTACAGACTCTCCTATTAATAGATTTGCAAGTACATTTAATCAAAATAATGAATTTATAAAAGATGCTGAAAGATTTATAGAAAATAATCCTAAAGATCCTAAAGTTAATAATATAATAAAAAAAGCAAAAGAATTAAAACTAACTTTAAGACCTGATGTTCCAGCAGGAACTTTTAAAACTAAATATTTAGGATATACCGAAGATTTAGATAAACCCGTTGGCAAAATTAAAACTGTTATAAATCAATATATGCCAAAAGGTTTAAAATCTAAATTAAGTAAAATAAGTAAAGTTGCTAAAATTGTTGGAAGACCAGTTTTAAGAGTAGCAGCTCCAATTATACCTTTTGCTGGTCCAGCTATTATGGCAATGGGTGCAGCTGATGTTGCAAAAGCTGCAGAACAAGGAGCGTATGGTTTAGATGAATCTCCGGTTGCTTATTATCTTGGGCCTGAAGCAGCGGTAGGTTTAAAAAATTTAAAACAAAAAGCAGCATTATCAGAAAATACTCCTTATCAAGAAATAGAGGATTACTTGCCAGATGAAGATTTATCAGGTATATTAAGCCTTAAAGGTGTGCAATAATTAACCGGAAAGAGATATGGCAGAAATAGACAAACCATTACCAAACGTAGATATTACAGAAAAAGATGAAGCTTTTGTAGAACAAGAAGTTACAGTTCCAAATGAAGAAAGCGTAAACAACGAAGACGTTGAAGTAACAATGGACGAAGAAGGTGGAGCAGAAATATCTTTTGATCCAGCGCGGACCAGTTACAATCTACAGATCATTTTCAAAACCTAGCAGAGATCATGGATGACCAAGAGTTAGATGAACTAGGTACAACTCTATTTGACAAATACACAGACTACAAAGAATCTCGTGGAGACTGGGAACAGTCTTACAGAGAAGGTTTAGATCTTTTAGGATTTAAATACGAAAGACGAACAGAACCTTTCAGAGGTGCATCTGGTGTTAACCACCCTGTACTTGCTGAAGCGGTTACACAATTTCAAGCGCAAGCTTACAAAGAATTATTACCAGCTGATGGTCCAGTGCGTGCACAAATTTTAGGTGACATCACAAATGAAAAACAAGACCAAGCTCACAGAGTAAAAGATTTTATGAACTATCAAATTATGGATCAGATGCAAGAATATGAACCAGAGTTTGATCAAATGCTTTTTTACCTCCCTCTATCCGGATCTACCTTTAAGAAAGTCTACTATGATGATCTTTTAGGTAGAGCCGTTTCTAAATTTGTACCGGCGGATGATTTGATTGTACCATATTCTGCAAACTCACTAGAAGACGCAGAAGCAATTGTACATGTAATTAAGATGTCAGAAAACGAATTAAGAAAACAACAAGTGTCAGGTTTTTATAGAGACATAGAGTTAGGACAACCTCCTATTACTTCAAATGAGTTAGAAGAAAAAGAAAGACAATTAGAAGGTGTAACTAAAGGTAGTCAAGAAGATCAATTTACAATTTTAGAAATGCATGTCAATTTAGATCTAGAAGGTTTTGAAGACATGGGTGCAGATGGTGAGCCAACAGGAATTAAACTTCCATACATTGTAACGATTGCAGAATCTAATAATAAAATTTTATCTATTAGAAGAAACTTTACACAAGACGATCCAACAAAAGAAAAAATAAAATATTTTGTCCAATATAAATTTTTACCAGGTACAGGTTTTTATGGTTTTGGTTTGATACACATGATTGGTGGTTTAACTAGAACTGCAACAGCAGCGTTAAGACAATTGTTAGATGCAGGAACTTTAGCAAACTTACCAGCAGGTTTTAAAACTAGAGGTATAAGAATTAGAGATGATGCACAGCCATTACAACCTGGTGAGTTTAGAGATGTAGATGCACCTGGTGGAAATATNAAAGATCAGTTTATGCAATTACCTTTTAAAGGACCAGACCAAACTCTTTTACAATTAATGGGNGTTGTAGTTAATGCAGGTCAAAGATTTGCAAGTATTGCAGATGCACAAGTTGGAGATATGAATCAACAAGCCGCGGTCGGTACTACAGTTGCACTTTTAGAACGTGGCTCTAGAGTNATGTCCGCAATCCACAAAAGACTATACGTTGGTCTTAAACATGAATTTAGATTATTAGCAGAAGTATTTAAAACTTACTTACCACAAGAATATCCTTACGATGTTCCTGGTGCTACTAGAAATGTTAAGGTTGCAGACTTTGATGAGAAGGTAGATATACTTCCGGTTGCTGATCCTAACATTTTTTCTCAAACACAAAGAATTTCTATGGCTCAAATGGAGCTACAATTAGCACAATCGAATCCTCAGATACATGATTTGTACCAAGCGTACAGATCCATGTATGAAGCGGTCGGGGTAAAAAATATCAACGCGATATTACCTCCACCGCAACAACCTCAACCCATTGACCCTGCACTAGAAGAAATTGCAGCAATGGGTATGAAACCTTTTCAAGCTTTTCCTGGTCAAGATCACAAAGCTCACATCGATTCACACTTAAATTTTATGCAATCTAATATGGTACAGAACTCACCGACTATTATGGGTGCGTTACAAAAAAATATATTAGAAAGAATTAGTTTAATGGCACAAGAACAAATACAATTAGAGTTCCAAGAAGAATTAGCACAAGCACAACAGATGCAACAGATGCTACAACAGCAACCACAGAACCAACAACTAGTTCAACAAGTAACTCAACTTACAAATAAAATTAATTCTAGAAAAGCTGTGTTAATTTCTGAAATGGTTAGAGATTATATGAAGGAAGAAGAACAAATTATTAGTGAATTAGGTGGTGATCCATTACTTAAACTAAAATCTAGAGAACTAGACATCAAAGCTAGACAAAACGAAGCTAAAAAAGCTTATGATGAAGGTAGAATTAGCTTAGATACTATGCGAGCTATGCAAAACCAAGAACAGTTCGAAGATAAACAAGAACAAAACGAAGAATTAGCTGAATTAAGAGCAGATACTTCGCTTACCAAACAAGTTATGTCAGCAGATGCTGCTTTAGAGAGACAACAAATGGCTGATCAAAGCAAAAGAAACGATTTTGGTAGAAACTTTAAGAAAAATTAAGTATAATAATCAATAAGGAGA